GCGTTTAACTTAGACATCTATCACATATTACCTTTGGACTATTTATAATTCTCACAAGCGATTTGATGTAGCAACTTACCATAATCACCAGAGTCAATATAAAAGTTACTATTGACAAGGAAGTAAAAATCTGGAAATGGTAGTTTTCTTTCTGGGTCAACAAGACGTTCAGTCTGTGTCTTCATCATTTCAAAGTCTCCCAGTTCACGATAGCACTCAGCAAGTCCTACAATATGCTCATTCCTTACTGGGCAGAAAGGTTCAGCACGAAGGTTGCAGTCAATAGCATTCTCATAGTCACCAAGAAAGCGATAAAGTTCTCCAATAGCAAACAAGGTATAGTATCCCATTTCCCATATCTGCCCAGTATGACCTTGCTCATCATAGTTAATAGTATAGTTTAAATACTCTTTAAAGTAAAAAATAGCACGACGAGCATACTCACGTTGATGTCTTTCTTTAAGTGGAAGCACATTACATCCACAAGCATCATGATAACTCTTACCAACATACCAAAAATGATAAAGATCTTCTAATAGAGTTCCTTCACGAATGTGTTGCTCTTCAAGTTTTAATGAATCACTAACATACTTAGTAGGAACAGTATAACTCTCACCATCATTAGTGCCTATCTGACGGAAGGATCTTGGAAGATTAAACCTCTCAAAACCTTCCCCAACATCAGGTAGATCACATACAATACATTCATGTGCTACATCATGTTTAAAGTGCCATGGAAGTCTTGCGTTCCACATCCAAGCACGATAATAAACACATCCAGGATTTTCTGCAGTAATATGAAAACTCTGAATACTAGTATCATTCAACAGAGACCAATCAAAGTCATCATCAACTTCCAAGTATTCATCGCAGTCCATCTTCAGAATCCAGTCACAACCATGGTCTGTCTTCAGGCAAGTCTGTAGCAGGTGGTCTCGGTTCCATCCAAAACCAACCCATCCTTCTTCACAGTTGTAGATGAAACCAGGGATATCCTTATCTTTAAAGAACTCATTTACAACTTCTGGTGTTCCATCAGTTGAACCATTATCCTGAAGAATCCAATAGTCAATATACCTGTAACATGACTCAAGCATTCGCCCAATTGTCTTGGACTCATTCTTGAACATGGATATCATTACGATTTTTGTGTCCTTGTTTGGTATTTTCATTTTCTCAATTTTTTTCTCAACGTGAATGTATGGTGTTTCTATGGTTTGATATTTATCTATGTATTTGTCTGGAGAATACAAGATCTCATATAGAGTTATGTCTGTGATAGAAGAACAAATTCTATGGTAAGACTTAAACTTAGGATTTTTCGTACCTATCCAAAGTTCAGATTTCCATCTTGTCCTTCCCATGTCCTCATTATAAATGTATCCAATATCCAAACTTTGAATATAAGAAGCATTTGCCCACCAAAAATTTCCAGCGTAATGTGGGGATGCTCCATATTCAAATTCTCCCAACTCTTGATTTATGAATTTAGTTTGGTCGGTCCACTCTGCCCCAGCACAATCATATTCATCTAAGTCTTTGATGCACTCTTTCCAGTTGTGAATTACAAAATATTCAAGATAAATTCTCCAAGCATTTGAGGTTACTGAACAATCACGTTCCGTTATGCGAGTTATACCTTTTGTATGAAAATACATGACACTATAGTCAGTATTCTCTCTACAAAATTCCCAAAGAGATTGTAATGTATTTGCTTCTAGAATTTTATTTTCATTATATTGAATCTTCATTTTATCAAGAACAAATGGAAGTTCTTCATCTCCATTTATTCCAATATGAATAAAATCACATGCATCATATAACCCACTAACAATCAAAGAATTGATTTGTTCTTGATATAATTTTTTCCATTCATTTGCTTGATAAACATGATAAAATACTGCTAATTTATTTTTGTTTGAAGATTGCTTTAATTCTAACATATTTTTTTTACTCTTATGTTTAAATTTGTCAGATACATTTGAATATTGTCTCCAGTTATCATCTTCTAGAAGATGATCAAGTGTCGTTTGTATTTCATCTTTTTCTACCTCTACAATCAGATCTCCAAAGTAATTTTTAAAACTTTTTTGGCTTACAACACATTTTCCATTTATTAATGCATAATATATTCTTGTTTGTTTTTGAAGGAGTTTTTCATTTTCTTCGTTAGTGGGCAAGTCTAGTATAATTTTACTTCTACCAATAAACTCATCCAGTATTTTATTTTGATCTGAAAAATTCCATAACCAAACAGTCTTTTTACCGACAAGACCACAATTAGTAAGAGTCTCTATTACATTAGACCTATACTTTGTAGATGTTCCATAGAACAAAACATCAATATCAGGATCTTCTTTATTCTCAATTCTCTTTAATCTATCAGTATATAAGAATGGTCTAAACTTTGCATCAATACCGTATCCTTTTAATACTTCAATATTGTCCAAATCATAATCCCAAACTTCATCAGCATCCTTAATTCTAGACACAATATATTCTTCACTCCACCAGTGATTCTTTGACAGTGGTTCAAGTTGATAGATTATTATTTTTTTATGTCCTGGATTAGAATTTTTAATTTCCTCTATTGTATGGTGATGATGGACTGCCATTACCAAGACATCATCATGGTCATACTCATGGGAATAGTTTTCTTCTACCATCATAGAAATATCATTCCAGTGATATTGAAGATTTAAAGAATAAAAATATCTCATGATAATCAAATATAATTCGGATCTAAGTAAGATAAGAATCTTGTTTTAATTTTATCAATTATTTTTTCATCTTTAGATACTACTCCCAAACCATGACTTAATGTAAAATTAGTTTTTGGAAGATCAATTTCATTTAATAGTCTATGAACACCAAAGTTTCTATCAAATACACAAGTATCATGAAATAAGATCACACCATCATCTTTCACAAACTTACCCCAAGTTTCATAGTCATTCTTTACTGCTTCATAAGTATGATATCCATCAATATGAAGAATGTCTATTCCTATTTCCCACGTGGAAGCAATATCATCAAAGTATCCCTTGATAAAAGTTATATTATCCATTTCTAACTCATTTCTCTTCTCATTCACAAACTTATAAGTATCACGAATACTAGTATGCTCATCCCCCTCAAACGAATCAATACCATAGATTTTACCTATCTGCGGAAGTCCAAAACAAAAAGTAGAGTATCCATAATCAACTCCTAGGTCTACTATTACTTCTGGGGTTTTTTCTTCCACAATCCATTCAGCAAACGTAATATGATCTACCCAAGCAGTAGTAATTTTTTTAATTTTTTCTACTCTTTCTTTTCTATTCATCTTTGAAATTTCCAGATAATTCTCTGTTGGATAAGGTCTAATACTTCTTGGTCATTTTCTTGATCGGTTGTTGGAGCATAAAGTGCTCTTTGTCTTTGGTCTACATTTTCTGGTGGATCAGTCATATAGTATACCGCTAAACTTTTTCTATAAACACCTTCTGGACATTCTATTGGTTGTGGTAAACCGTGCCAGGAGTTTTGAGTTGTATCAAACAGTATAGCACGATTAAAGACATTATCAATAGTTACTTCTCTTCTGAGTGGTTTGTTTGTTTTGTTATTGTGAGACCATAGTTCAAGACCACCACCCCATTCTGTTTTCCATCCTTCTGTAAGATAGATAATGAGATTAAGTTTTCTTTGAAGTCCTGTCTTTGGATGTATCGAATAGTCTAGATGAATATTGAGTTTTCCACCTCTAGCATGAATATGCCAACCACCACCATGTAGTCCAATATCAGGATAGAGAGTTTCTATATCCATTTTTTCAGAAAGAAGATCAATAAACTCTGTCGAGTTTAAAAAAGTAAAAGTCTTATAAGTTTCTGGTGGAAAGTCATACCAGTTATTATTACTCTTCTTCTTTTCTAAAGGACTATTGTAAAGTAACCAACTTGAATGATCATACTCTGGAAATTCTTCAGCAAGTTTCTTTGCTCTTTCTATTGGAAAGAAGTCATCAATAACAATATGGTCAAAAGGAAAATATTCCATCAGATAGCAAGAATACCAGGAAAACGTTCAGTATCTTTAATAGCAGTCAACCAAGCAGTCACTACAGGAATTTGGGGTGCCATATCCCAAGTTTGTAGTCTATAAGTTTGAAAACGAATATCATTATTGCGAATGAATACTGCCTTGTCCCTATTAGTGTAGTACCAGAAACTATGTTCATTCCAGAAACTTACATGAGTTGGGTCTTGCCATGCTCCTCTACCATCAGTAGAGGGAACTTCAATCATCGCCCAACCACCATGAGCAAGAACACGATGAATTTCTCTCATTGATTTGATAGGATCCTTAAGATGTTCAAGAACATGACTTGCATTCAGAACACCAACGCTATTATCAGGTAGTGGAATACCATCATTCAGGTCACATGTAATATCACCACCTTCCTGGTCAATAGTAAGATATCCTTTTCTGGGATACAAACCACCACCAATATCAACCTTTAGCAGACCACGTTCATCAGCATCCTTTTCTGCAAGTTGATAAGCATATTGATTATAAAGTTCTACAGTCTTGATTTGAATTTGCTCATTCCTTTCAAGGTAGGTATTCTCACCATAAACCCTGTAGATATACAGAGGTTCTGGAATATGGTGCATTTTGGTATTGAGATATGTACGAATCATCAGTTCATGGTCATCACAAATACTCAAAGTAACATCATGCCCACCAATTGCTTCATAAACACTCTTTCTCCAAGACCTTACATGGTCAGGAGCATACCAAATGAAAGCAAGTGACTGACTGGTAGGACGCCATGAGTTCATTACATAACGATCTTTGCCACGGAAGTTGTAAAGATAATAACTCCACCCATGCTGCTCATTATAAGGAACAAAGTTATCATCATAAATGGCAACATCACTAAACACAAAACCAATAGTTTCATCTTGATATGCCTTGTTCAGTTCTTCTAGGCAGTCTGGTGTGAGCATATCATCGTGGTCAACTTCCACGACAACATCACCAGA